GCGGCCCATGGTCTGGTCGTAGCTCTGCTGCATGAGGCTGGTGTGGTCGCGCCATGCGTCGAGCTGCTTCTTCCACTCGGGCTTGAGCTGCTCGGTGAGCTGGGCTTCGCGCAGCACCCGCCATTCGGCGAGGGCCTCTTCGGCAAGCTCGCGGTCTCGGGCTGATGCGCTGGCCACGTCGAGCCGCTGGCGCAGCACCTGCTCATCGCTGGCGATTTGCGCGATGCCGCGCGCGCGATCGTCACCCAGCATGTCGATGCTCATCTGGCGATTGCCTTCGACGAGCTGCCGGCGCATGTCTTCGGCCTGTTGGGCGCGCTCGCGCTCGTAGCGCTCGAGGGCCGCGCCCTGCTCGCGTTCGAGGCGCATGAACTGGGCTTGTGCGGTGTTGAACTCCTCGCCGCGGTCAAACGACTTGACGTTGGTGCCGGTGCGGATGCGCTCCTCGAGCTGTGCGCGCTCTCTGAGCACGGCCACACGTGTGGTCTCGATATCGACAAGGCGCGCGGCTTGGTTGGCAGCGTCGTTCTTATCGGCCGGGGCGCGGCGGCGCTCGATGGCCAGCTCGGCATCGACCGCGGCGCTCTTGGCATCGAGCACTGCGCGGTCGAGTGCGTTGATGCGGTCGGCGTACTGCGTGGCCGAGATGCCGCGCTCCTGGTAGTCGCGCTCGATCGCGATGCGTTCCTTGTCGCGGGCGAGCTCGGCGAAGCGAGAGCGCTGGGTGTAGTTGGCTCGCTCGAGGGCGAGCTGCGCGCCCTGGGCGCCGCTGCTCATCGCCTCGATTTCGGTTTGGTTCTTGAGCGCCTGGCGCGCCTCGGCTTCGGCCGATTTGCGTTCCAGGATGCTCTTTTCCTGGAGCGAAGCGATCTCGGTCTTGAGGTTGTCGACCCCTCGGCCGTATGCGTCCTTCGTCAGATCGTTCAGCGGGCCACGTGCCTGCTTCTGGTTGAGCGTCTTGGTCAGGCGATCGATCTGCTGGAGCGTGGTTTCGGCCTTGCCCAGGCCCATCATGATGTCCCACGCCTCGGACGCATCCTTCGCCACATCGCGCCACAGGCGACCCAGGAAGCCGAGGCTGTCTGGAATCTTGCGGCCAAGGCGCTCGTTCAGCGCATCGAAGTTGACCTTCATCGCCTCTTGCGTGCGCCCTTGCGCCTCGAGCGAGCGGATGTGGCTGTAGACGCTGGCGGTGAGGTAGTTGTACTGCTTGTTGTGCTCGGCGGCCCACTTGGCAACACCGCCTTCCATACTCGCGAATTCCTTGACAATCGTTTCGGCGCTGGCGCCGGTGAGGCGCTGCAGGTTGAGCACAGCCAGGCCGGCACCATCGATCGATTCGCCCGCAAAGCGGCCGCTGGCCACCAGCTCCTGCAGCGCATCCTTGGCCTGGCCGATGGGGCGGCCTGCGAGCCTGGCGAGGGCCGAGGCGGCTCCATTGAACTTGTCTTCGGTGTAGCCGGCGGTGTTGCCGGTGAGCAGCAGCGAGGTTTGCAGCTTCTCCTGCTCTTGCCAGCCCTGGTAGGCCGCGAGCGCCATGGCGCCGATGCCACCGGCAAGGCCGAGGGCCGCCACACGGCCGACCGTGAGCGCCGCGCTGAGCTTGCTGAACAAGGGGCCGATGCCACCGAAGGTGTCTTTCACCTGGCCGCCCTGCTGCAGGAGGATGGTCCACGGCGAGGCGCCGCTCGCCAGCGATGCGAACACGTCGCTCACGGTGTAGTTGAGCGCCAGCATTTCCTGGCGCGTGAGCGCGCTCTGCTTGGCCATGGCGGCAAAGCCTTGCTGGCCGACATTCGTGCGCTGCTGCAAGCCCTGCAGGGTCTTGTCTACGCGGCCGAAGGCGGCATCAACGCCACCGTCGTCACCCACGATGCGAAAGACGATGTCGGTCATTCAATCACTCCGGTTGCGGGCCGTGGCGGCCGCTTTTTCGAGCACCTGGAGCTGGGGCAGCAACGCGGCAAGTGGTTTGCGCAACCGCCGCGGCACGCGGGCACGGGCGCCTTCCATGGCAATGGGGATGGCGGGGTAGTCGAGCCCCAGCCACACCAGGCCCTTGCTGCCAACCACCGCACGCCACTGCGTGGCCATGGCGCGGAAGAGCATGACGGCGTGCCAGTGCTCGGGCCACACGCGCACCGTGGCGGCATCGCGCAGGGCCTGCAGGCGCTCGGCAAGCGCCTCCAGCGCATCGGGCGGGGCCCCCATGGCCTGCGCGGTTTGCAGGGGCGTGTGGTCGATGGGAGGCCCGCCGTGCGCCCATGTATCGGCGGCCTCGATCAGTTTTTTTCGGCAGCGCGGGGTTGGCTGCCGAAGAAGGCTGCGCACACGGCGCCGGCAACGCCGGGCACGGCCAGCACCTGGGCGAAGTTGCCAGCCGTGAACGGCAGCTCGCGGCCTTGCGCATCGGCCACGCCTTTCCAGCCGATGACCAACTCGGTGGCGATGGCTGCGTCGGAGAGGGACTGTGCCTGCGAACGCTTGGACAGGTCTTCGAGCGCGCCGAGCTCGAGGCGCTTGAACTCGGCATCGAAGGATCGGGTTTCCATCTGGCTGCCGGCGGCGGTGGGCAGGCGGAACTTGACGGGCCACCAGTAGCTTGGGGAAAGGTCGAGCTTGAACATGGTTGTGACCGGAGCTCAGAAGAAGACGAGGCGCAGCTCGTCGTTGCCGCTGCCGGCGGGCGGGGGCACGGCGCGCAGGTCGTACCCGATGAGGCGGCGGCCGTTGAGCTCTTCTTTCGTTGGGTTGAGGCTCTGCACGCTGGGCAGGTGCATGAGCACCTTGTAGCCGGCCACCAGGCCGTGGCTGAGGCTCATGCTGGAGAGGGTGGCGGCAAGCACATCGGCCATGCGGCTGACTTCCTGCGCGGCGGTGAGATCGAGCCGCGCCTTGCCGGTGACTTCGCGCTGGGTGACATCGACCGTTTCGCCGCCGAGCAGCGGGGTGAACTGCACGGTGTTGCCGAGCATGACTTCCAGGCCCATGCTGGGGATGCTGGTGCCGCCGGTGATGGCGGGGGCGCCGGTGGGGGAGACGGTGCCGCCGAAGGTGACGTCGCCGCTGTTGGCATCGGTGACCACGAGCGGAGTCTTAAAGGCGCTGAAGTCGATGCCGCTGGGCGTGGCGGCGCTGATGCCGCCGTACAGGCCCTGGAACTTGTAGACCATGACGGGGCGCTCGCCGCTGCCTAGCTTGAAATCGACCGTGCCGCGGGCGCCGAGCAGCTTGTGCAGCACACCGTCGTCGTACCAGTAAATGGTGACCGACTCCTGGCCGGTGGTGATGGGGTTGTAGTCCACCCGGGTGGAGGCGATGAGCACTTCGGCGAGGGCGCAGGCGCGCAGCAGCGGGCCGAAGGCGGGGGCCGTGCCGGCGGTGCCCGAGCCCACGAGCTCGACGCTGAAGCCGCATTCGATGTAGCGAGTGCCGACCAGCTCTTCACTGCCGCCGAAGTACGGGCGCACCAGCTCGCGCGAGACGTTGTTGGCCTGCAGCGGGTTGATGCTGAGGTCACTCACCAGCATGGCGTTGGCCGCGCCGGTAGGCACAGCATCGGTCGCGTAGGCCGACTCGATCTTTGCCAGGATGCAGGTGTTGCGGATATAGCGCGGCATGGCGGCTTACTCCTGGGGAACCTGGGAAAGGGCGAGCTCATCGGGCGGTTGCGGCGCCTCGAGCTCCGCCACGGGCTGGGTGCGATGCAGCAGCACGAGCAGGCCGGTGAGCGCGTCGCGGGTGTAGCTGCCGCCCTGGGTGGGGTGTTCGGCCTGGGGGAGTTGTTCGGTTTTCATGGGGCTTCCAGGGTTCGGGCGGCGGTGCGGTGCCACACGGGGTAGGTGCCGGTGCAGCAGCCGAGGCGGGTGCCGCGCTGGGCGGCTTCGATGCTGATCTGCGGTTCGCGGACGTCACTGGCGGTGCCGGCCAGGCTGGGGTCAGCCATCAGGCGTGCGTACACCGCGGCATGCAGCGCGCGGCTGGCACGGCCGGCGGAAAGGCCCCGGCTGTCGCGACGGGCGTAGCACTCGATGACGACAGTGCTGACCCAGTCCACCGGGTGGCCGTATATCTCGCCGGCTTGCGGATCGGAGGTGACCAGGCTGACACTGACGGCCTCATCGTCGGTCTCGGCGAGCGCTTCGGTGTCAATGTCTTCCTCGATGCGGCCAACGGTGACGGCGGGAGCCAGCGCCAGGCGCGCCAGGATGGCATCGACGATGGCGTCGTGGGCGTTCATCAGGCCTGCTCTTCAAGCACGATTTCGGTGTCACCGAGCTCGAGCAACTGCGTGACGGCACGCACGCGGTAGGGCTCGCCGGCGATCGACACCAACACGTCACGCGCCACGGGCTCGACCAGGTGCGCAGTGCGGCAGACGAAGGTGATGTCGCGGGTTTGCATGCCCATGCCGCCGAGGCCGGCGACGGCGCGTGCGCGATCGAACACGCCGTCGACGCTGGCACCCAGCGGCAGCACCATCGAGGCGTTGGAAAACGCCCGGGTGGTGGCCGCGCCAAGGCGCGCTTCGATGGCGGCGAACGCGGTGGGCATGGTGCCTATCGGTCAGGCCACCGCGGCGCTGAAGAGGTAGCCGAGGTCGTTGGCGGGCAGCACTTCCTTGACCGTGTCAGCCACCTGCACCCACTGGCCGCCATCGGCACCGACCTTTTCGTCGAACCAGTCGCGCGTGCGGATGCCGCCGCCGGACTCGGCCGTGAAACCGAAGGTCATGGCGTTGCCGGTTTCGGCGACCGGCTCGGTGTACATAAGCGCGAACGACTTACCCCAGCACCGGGAGTAGGAGCCCACAGCACCCTTCTTGGCTGTGTTGACGAAGCCGGCGCCGACGATGATCTCTTCGAGCTCGAGCAGGTCCGCCAGCGCCTGGCGCGCGATGACGCCCTGCGCGTTGACACCGCCCGCGCCGGTGGCCTTGACGGATTCGACCACCTTGGGGTGCTGACGCAGCACGGTCCACACGGACTGACCCATCACGGCCTTATTGGGGCGCATGATCATGGCGTCCATGGCCGCGAGGATGGCGCTCACGGGGTTGCTGTTGGTGTAGTCGCTCCACTGGCCCGTACCGGACAGGGTGGCCTTGTTGGCGGCGGCGTAGTTGGCCGCGTTGAACACGAGACCGGCCACGCGCACTTCGCGGTCGAGCGTGATCAGGCGCGTGATGCCGGTGGTGGCGTTGCCGAGCGGGTCCATCTTCGTGCCTTCGGCTTTGCGAAGGTCACCGAGCGGCACCACGTCTTTGAGGCCGTAGTCCTGCGTTTCGTCGATGACTTCGGTGCCGGTGAACTCCACCACGTTGGCTTCACTTTTGCGGCCGAGCTTGGTGTCGGGCACCGTGAAGGCTTCGTCCTTGTTGAACTTGGTGTAGCGGAACTGGTCGTGCGCAGCAACACGCGGCAGCACCATGTCGGCGATGAGCGCGTTGTTGCGGTACGCGATGGCGATGGCGGTGAGTTGCGGGTTCAGCGGAAACGGGGCTTGCGTGGACATGGGTGGTTCCTTGCGGTGTGGTGTTCAGCCGGTGCCGGGCATCAGCCCTGGAAGGCGCCGGGTTCGACGCTGATGGGGATGATTTCGCCGGCGCCGGCGGCCGAGGCCATGGCGATGCCGATGGAACGCACGTTGGTGCCGGCGGATGCGGCTGCGGTGATGACGCGGCCTTGCGCGTCGCTGCTGAGCAGCGCGCCGCGGGTGATGGCGGCGCCGGCTTCGGCTTCGGCGATGTCGCTCTGGATGACATCGACGCGGGCGCCGGCGGTGGCCTGGCCGATGTTGTCGGACACGCCGAACGAGGCATCGGCCGCCGCCGATGCCTGGAGCACCTGGCCATCGGCGCTGCCGAACTTGACGACGCGGTAAGGCAGCACGGCCGCCTCGGCGATGTAGTTCTTGATGAGACCGGGGTTGCTCATGGCCTTAGGCCTCCTGGTTGATCAGTGCCATGGCTTGCACGGCGGTGATGGGGCGGCCGGTCTTGGCGTGTTCGGCCTGCTTGGCGGCGATGAGGTGTGCCAGGTTGTGCGCCTCGGCATGTGTTGACGCCCGGGTCGGCTTGGGCTTGGGCTTGTCGTCGTCGTCGGTGCCGTCGTTGTTGGCGCCAGGCAGCGGCGGTGGCGTGTCTTTGACCAGCGCCGCGGCGCGGTTGCTGGCGATCTGCCGCTCGGCGTTGAGCACGGCCACGGCGGCTTCGGGGCCGGTGGTGGTGCCATCGGCGGCGAGCTGCTCGATGAGCTTTTCATGACCGGGCATGAGCTGCGCGCGCACGCCCTTGATGCGTTCGCGTTCGGCGACGGCGCCGGCCGCTTTGCCGGACTGCAGGCCTGCCTGCTCGCCGAGATTGCGAAAGTGCGCGGCCACAGCGGGGTGCTCGCGCTCGAGTTGTTCGGGTGTCATGGGGTTCCTTTGAACGGGAGGGAGCACGGGGGCTGCAGGCGCCTGGGCCAGCGGCTTGCGGGGGGGAACGGAAACGGTGGTGCGCGCGGCGCTGTTGGCACGGTCGCGCAGGTCCTCGAGTACCTGCTCGCGCGTGGCGATGCCGTCGATGAGGCCGGCGTCGACGGCCTGCGCGCCGATGAAGGTGCGGCCATCGGCCATGCGTTCGAGCACGGCATCTGCGGTGGTGCCGCGGGCATCGGCGACGGCATTGACGAAGAGCCCGTACAGGTAATCGATCGAACTTTGCAGCACGGCCTTGCCTTCGTCGCTGAGCGCGGCGTGTTCGGTGGCAATGCGCTTGTAGCGGCCGGCGACGATGTCGGTTTTTTTGACGCCGCGGGCGTCGAGCGCACGCGAAATGTCGGTGTGCGTCATGACGACGCCGATGCTGCCGACCTGGGTGCCGCTGTCGATCGCGTAGACCTGGTCGGCCTGCACGCCGATCCACACGCCTGCGCTCGCCAATTGCCCGTCGGCCAGCACGGCGATGGGCTTGTTGCCGCGAACTGAACGCACTGCGGCAGCGGCGAGCTGCGTGCCATCAGCGGTGCCGCCCGGGGTGTCGGCGTCGATGAGGATGGCGCGCGCGGCAGGGTCGTTGGCCGCAGCGTTCACGTCGCGCGCGAACATCTGGTGCGAAGCCCCGCCGCTGATCTGCATGAACATGTTCGCGCGCTTGGCAAGCACGCCCTGCAGCGGCACCACGGCCACGCCGTTTTCGATGGTGTAACCCTGCGGCTCGTTCTGCAGGGTCTTGCCGGTGCGCAGCTCGATGGCTGCAACGTCGAGCACCTCACCGCGTACGTGTGCATCGAAGATCGCGCGGATGTCGCAAAGCCGCTCAGGCAGGATGGCCCAAGGGGCTTGGAGGACATCGATGAGCGAAGACATTGCCGCAGGATGCGGCTGGTGGGTGTGCCGTTTCTAGCGAAAGCGGCACAGCGCGTCGTGCGGCGTGCCCCTTACTCGCTCCACTCACATCACGATCGCGCGCACATAGCCCGAAGACACCGTGGGAGTCGCGGTGCCAGGGTTGGCAGCCTTTGCATCAGCCGGTACCGGCAACAGCGTTGCACCGGTGCGGTACCCGATTTGTGTCCGGTCAGTCCATTGCACCGCAATTCCCTTGACCGGCAGCGCGCCGGGTGACACCCCGAGGGTTGCGGTTGCCGGGGTGTTGCCGCCCGTGATGAAGCCACTCGGGAACTCGATGTGCCTGCTGACAGACTCGTTCGAACCGCTGCCGAAAGTTGTTACTGCATCGCGAATCAGCCAGGCGAAACGGAAGTTGGAGTCGCTGCGCTCACCCTTCACCATCGCGAACGTGTGCGTGTAATTGGTCGAAGCAGCCACGCTCACCAGAGGCCCCACCTCCGCAAGGTCGCGCGACAACCGCAACCCCCGCAGATCCGAACCCGGCGTCGCGCTCACGTAGGTACGGCCGGCCCGCAGCTCGGTGAGGAACAGCGTGCCGGTGATCGAACCTGACCAGGTGAGCGTGGTCGGCGTGGGGCCTGTGGAGTTGTTGAAGCTGCTCGCGAGCATGATGCTGTTGGCATCGACGCGCACCACCCAGTAGTCGGTGATGTCG